AACAATTAACTTGCCACCAATGTAAGTAATAAACGCTACACGATGGTTTGGTCGATTAAACAAATTGACCGTTGCTGCACCAATAATCTTGTCATCTTCTACTGCAACTAACAGAATCCACTGACCACCAGTTACATAAGCCTGAACTTGGTCTAGCGTGTAATCTTTATCGCCCGTTTGCTGCTCAATTGCCGCTTTTAAAAACCCCGAAACAACATCCCACGTTTGATTCACATACTGAATTGGAACATGCTGTACGTTCATGCGGGTAAGTATTTATCTGACCTAGAGTTAATGGCTACCTTGTCTTTGCCAACAGTCTTGCCTCTGTTCTTTTGAATGCGATCCATCATGGCATACAGTCTTTTAGCACCGGCATCTGTAGACCCATTTCCCAGTTCAGAAACAATCCTAGCAGGAACGACAAACTCACCATCAGCAAGACGAGCAGGCTGGCGGTTACCAATTTGAGCAGGAATATCATCGCTGACTCCATCGCCGGGTCCTCTTAGTAGTTGCCCACCATCAGAATAACCGCCTAACTGACCACCCATTGCGTAATCTTTAGTTTTGTGTTTTGCGTATTTAGCAAGTTGCGTTGCGTAGGAATCACGAGAGTCACGTTTAAACTTGTCTTCTGGAATCTTTGAGTCTTCCCGATAACCGTAGATGCTTTGAACGCCGGGCATTGTGTTTGCATAATACTGACCTTGCGATTTTCTATCAGGCAATAATGCACGACCTTCAGGTGAATTTACAAAATCTCCACCTGCGGCGTTTTGAAGCAATGCGTAGGCGTTTAAATTTGCATAAACTTCTTTTGGATTGGCAAACCGATTATCGGCTTTACCAAATATTTTATCTTGAGTTTCACTATTTAAATTTGAAACATAAGGGTAAAGCTCCCTACTAATTTTATTGCCACGATTTTCATCATGCAACTGCAATGAATGAGTTAATTCATGCGGCAATGTGCTAGCGTCCATACGCCGCATAATTGTGGTATTGGGTTGATCTCGGTTAACAAATCCTTTGAGGTTGGTATTTGCTAACGCATAATTAAGCTGGTTGTCATGAAACGGATTAAGTGACTCAAGGTATCGTTCAGGGTTTTCCGTTTTGTTAGCAGTGTGCAACAATTTTGCGGCTTGTATTTCGTTGGCGGAATAATCCTTACGGTTATATTCTTCACCCCTAGCTAAACGCTCGTATTTATCACGGTCACTACCCAATATTTCTAATAACTCCCTAACTGTGGGCGCATCATTGTTGTCACGTTCAGGAACTTTACCTCTATCTTTAAACGCAATAATGCCACCATCACGGTAGCCAATACCTTGCATTGGGTATTGTGGACCTTGGTTTAAAGCACCAATGCCACCAAAGTTATGATTGCTGTCATCAGGTTCAGGGTAATAACCACCAATACCCCCCCCCATTGCATACCTAGGATGTTTATCAGCTATTAAACCGCCATCAGCCTCACCACCACCAAAACCTTGGTTAGGATCATAATAATCATCTGGGCGTACTTGTGCATACTCGGGTGTATACATTTCCTGACCGCCATAATAATACGTTGGTTCAGGAGCAGGACCATTTGTAGCTTGATATTCAGGTGATGCAATAATTGCACTAATCACTTGGTCAGGAGCCATGTTAGAAAAGCTTTCAATCCCAGATGCATCGGGCGCACGACCTAACATTTCTTGATAAATATTAGCCAAGTTTTCTGAAGAAGTAGGAACTTTTAAATTGTTATAGCCGGGATCAAGCTCAACGCCTGAATAACCTAAACCACTAGAATAATTTCCCCCTGATTCGCTACCAATACCGCCGTATCCAGTGTTTGCATAAGGAGATACTGGAACTGTATAGGCATCACTTTCACCCGCTGATGTACCGCGATGAAGCACTGCTTGACCAATGTTTTCTGATTTAAGCGGGTTATGATCATACCCAACTACGCCAGCAGGATTTAAAGATGTTTCAGGCACAGGCGCTCTAAATTCGCCTGTAGATGGGATAATGCTTGTAGGAGTTTCTGGGCTGTAAGGAGCCGTAGCACCTGCCATATATGGTAAGTTTACCGTCGGCATAAATGGCTTATCTTTCGTACCCGTTACAGGCATAACACCACTAATTGGTCTGCCTGTTGTCGGGAGTTTGCCTGTTGTTGGGTCAACCAAACTACCATAACCACCACCACTACCACCGCCGCCGCCAATCCCGTATGAAACAAACTGTGGTGCTTGATACTGGAAATCAGCAGGTACGGCTCTTTGTGGAGTGGCATAACGCTGCTGAACCTGAGCCATTTGTGGCTGAATAAGCGGTTGTGTAATGCCTTGCGATACAGCGGGCGGTTGATAAGATTGCTGTGCTTGTTGAATAGATGCTAAAGCTTCAAGCGTAGGATTGTTTTGTGGCGACATTGCTTGAGGTCTATTAAATTGGTCTTGCTCAAACTGACCAATTCCTACGTCGCCACCTTCAGCCATACGGATAACGCCGCCATTAGCAACGGTAGTGGCTCCAAAATCACTTGCTTTAATTGGTGTTTTAGCCTTATATGCTTGATTAAAATAAGGCGTCCCTGCTCCTTGGTAGTCAGGGTTTTCAACTTGACTAAACTCATATGGGCGGATGTACGAATCTGACTCAGGTTGGCTACTCTGACTATTGCCTTTATTAGACATTAACAAACCAGCCGCGCCAAGACCTAAAGGCATTTTGTTTTCAGAAATAAATTTACCAATACCTGAGCCAAAAAAACCCGGATTAGCAATTGAACTAGCTGTAGGAGAAGCGGTGGCAGCACTAGCAGCAGCAGTTCCAGCACCTTCAACATATAAATTAGCTACTGCGGGAGCAACATTAGCACCACTAGCGCCAACAGCACCAGCACCACCACTAAGCAAAGGAGCTATACCTGCGCCAGCAGCACCAGTAGCACCACCTATTAAAGCGCCTTTAAGTATGTCGTCTGTTTTACCACCGCGCAACGCAGCAATACCGCCACCCATAGCAGCGCCAATTGCCAAACCTATCATAATAGGCATAATTAAACCCCTTCCATGATTTCAGGCGACTCAAGACCAGTGCCGCGAAGATTGTGTATGCAACAAAAAACTACATCGTCGGTTAATGCTTTAAATGCGTGGTGCTTTCCTGCTTTTACTGTAATCACTGCAGGGGCTGTGTAAACGCCCGTCAAAACGCCATCTTGCCAAGCTTCAACTGTTCCACGGGAAACAATTGTTATGTGATCATGTGCATGAACATGCTGCGCTGCAATACTTTCAGACTTTTCAATTGAATAAGCTCTGACCCAAATGTCATCAACTTCTGCAAATTCTACATAAGGATGTTCAACGCGAACATATTTTGGGTCTTGAACAAGTTCTTCAATATTCATACCTTAACCTTTAAAACATTACTTGCCGTGGTGTCCCGATATACATCGCCAACCCGTAGGTCAGCAAGACTTGTCTGCGTAGGAAGCGTATTTAGGTCTAAGTTTAAACCACTTGCTGCTGAAAAACCCGGATTATCTAACTGTGCAAAATACAATCGCAATGTGTTTGTTAGTTGCTCAAGATATATTCTGTTGTACTCTTGTGGAGCAATTGGTAAGTTTGGGGATTTTGTTGTGCCAGTACTCATCTCTTGCCGTCCGGTCTGATGTCAATTCTAGGAGAGCCAAGCTGCCATGCCACACCAAGTTCAGTGGATTCAATACGGAACGCCATTTGCCGACCCCGCAAGCGGGTATAGACCTGCCCGTCGAATAATTGAATGTTGTACGATTTGCTAACTGCGTAGTTATCTGCGCTTTGCACTTCAGGACTGTTGGATGCGCTATAAGCCGAACCTGCGTTTTGACGAGGTTTAACGGTCATGGTGACGTAAGGCTGATCCACGTTTGAGCCGTTAAAGTTAATGTCAGGCAAGATACGCCAGACAAAACCAAAGTTATGTCCATCGCCAATATCAAAATCTGACGACTGAATGTACGCATCAATTGCTACAGGCGTCGTACCGGCAACATCATCTACGTCAGCTTCGTGGTACAAGGTTCTGCCGGTTAAAGCACTGGTGTCGTAGTTAGCTGCCATTGGATATTGACGCAGACTAGAATCTAACCATGCTGTGCGCGACATTGAGCCGTAATACCATACCTTATCAAGGTAGTTGTAAATAACGTACTTGTCCACATCGTCTGAATCTGTTGAGCAATAAAACCACCAAACTTCGTTATAGCCTTCGTTGCTGCCACAAAACACTTGATATGCTTGTAAAATATTAATATCGTTAAAAACGTATTGCCGCAATGAACAGGGCAACGTCTCTACACGCCCAGCGTACATATAAAATTTATCAACACCCATCCAGTAGGTAATACTGTTAATAGTAATCATGCTGTTAGGCGACATGACGGAAATATTATCCATCAATATATTAAAACCCCAGATATATGGTGGTCCTAAATACTGCATAGAATATAAGGCGGAGTCAGTCCAAACTAAAATCTCTTGACGAGTATTAATATACGAAATGATAGAAGAGCCATGAGAAAGAGGAAACTCACCAGACTGGTTAGTAATGGCAGGAACCCATTCATATGGATTATTTTGATCAGACCAACGCACTAACATAGGGTTAAATGTTGTATTTGGCGTTCCAGATTCGTATGGATTTGCACCAAAAGCTATAACAAATCTTTGAATAGATGACGCTGACACTTCAAGCGTTTGATTTGGCACATAATCGCCAGCATAACCTGCGGCAGTAGAAAGAACAGATAAAAATTGCGCTCTGGCTGTAAGACCACTACTTGCTGCCCAGTAATAAATTTCGCCGTTTCTAGGCGCAATAACTAAATCTTGACCGTAATTATCATTTGACCACAGGCGTAATTGAGTGTTTGACGCTCCGCCAATGCCCCAGTAGCCTAAACCCCAACCACCTGCGCCCCAGCCAAGAATAGGAATCTGCGTAACTGTACCAACATTAATTTGATAGGCTGCTACCGTAGATGCGCCACCATTGCCTGTATCGCTTGCATCAGCTATGGTCGTGACGTCAATGGTGTAAGTGTTTATTGTGGGTACTAAAACAATTTGATATTCTTGATTTAGCACCGTGGCAGTAATTACTCCGCCTAAAGACACAGCAAGCGTGTAGGTGACAAAATCACCCACAAGACACCCGTGGGCAGTATCAGTGACGGTAAGAACGGATGAACCGTTTGTTGCTGCAAAAGTTGCCGTGCCAGTCGTGGTGGTGCGTATTGGCGTAATGTCGTAGTATGCACCGCCATTCTCAATGTAATACTTTAAGTTTGTGCCAACACCGAGTAGGTTGTCTCCAGCCAACAATACCCAGTTCCATAACGCACGGCATACGCCTTGAAATGTGCTTGCAGACAAACGCACCCAACCGCCAATCTTTTCGGGAAAACCTGAACGAAACCGAATATTGTCGCAGTCGTACCAACCACCCTCATTTGCGTAGTTAGTACCCTCACGGTTTACACCGGGTCTAAAAGTTAATTTTTGTAACGGCATAACTAAACCTTACGGTAAATTACCACCGACTGGGAAGGTTGCACCTACTGGCGCTTGGGTAATAACAGTCGAGCCAACTTTAACATGTCCACCATCAAAGGGCGACTCATTTAGTGGACCAAAACAGTCAGCAAGCTGCACCCCGTTGACCTTCTTGGTCTTGACGCATTCAAACGACCACATGTTGCTCATGCCAGACGTAGCGGTGGTGACAAAGGTGCGAGCCACGGCGGGTTGTACTTCCCATGTCGGGGCTTGTGGGAACGATGACAGAGGGGGGAAACCAAACAGGCTCCAGACTTTATTCTTGGCGGCAGTGCAGCTACCACCCATCAAGTCAAGGTTTGCAATGCTTGAACCTTCTAAGACAGGGCAGACAGCCATGCCTTCCTTAAAGACCTTGTTGCCCACCACAATGGAGTTGCCCGTGGGCGTTGCAGGAGACGCAGCACACAAGGCGTACTCACCCTGACAGACGGCTAGATTTTGAGCTTGAGCAATAGAAAATAAGGCTAAAACCCAGAACAAAATAACGGTGCTAACTACAGTAAGTATTTTCATCATGCCGCCATTGAGATTGCTTTCTGTTTAACTGCGACAACACGATTAAGCCAGCCTGTGCCATATGTTGTGAAATCATTAAGACCACGGTAAAAGTCTTCCTTGGCATCGCTAAAGTCTTGAATCAACTTAACAGGGTCAGCAGCTTGTACGGCTTTCATCGTCATCGGACCAAACCCACCGTCAGCAGGCACACCCAAAGCGGTTTGCATGATTTTGATAGAGCGACCCGGTCCCGCATTGACCCCCATATCAAACACCAAGTAGTCAATCCCGCTTGGTAGCTCGTCAGCTCGCACAACGTCCCAGTACTTCTTCTTGTACAGGGGTTCAACATCCGCTGGGGTTAGGCGACGCATATGATCGTGGGTGACTTCGTGTCCAAGATGCCGCTCCCAGTTAAATTGAGTCACGCCAAGCATGGTCGAGCCTTTGCGCCCATCCGGTAGTTGGTTGCCTTTATCACGTTCATCGTCTGTAAAACCGCCTTCTGAAGCGAGCATCTGTTTAAACGCTTGATCCCAATTCTCTTTCATTTAATACTCTTTACCCAATTCTGTAATTCGGTTAGTTGGAGCGTGGTTTCAGCGCATTGTCCAGCAGGTACTGTGTTGGTGGGGGCTGCATTAACGCACTGGGTGGGCTTGGAAACGGTGGACACACTACCGCTACTCTC